CGAGCTCGAGCTGGTAGATTCCCCCGAGCCGCTTCACCTTGTAGCCCAGACTCGCTTCCCTGAAATGGATGGGGACGAGGGCTTCCCACTTCATCCCGCCGACTACGGTTGCGGCATAGGCGTAGTACTTCCGGAACTCGCGGATACGCGCCATTTGAGCGCGGTCGAAGTAGAAGGCGGGACCGGACGACACGGCAATCGGCCCTTCGCGCTTCTTCAGTACGCTACTCACGATAGTCCATACCCTCCGGGCAAGGTCGATCAGTGCGGCAAGATTCATACAGGCTTGAACCCCGCGCCTTCATCCTCGGCCACCTTTGGGGCGTTTCCGTTGGAGATATACCGCACCTTCGCAGTCTCCTTCCAGCCATGCACCGCCCCTGTCGTCGCGAAGAATGTCCCGGCCAGCGATACGAGCGCGACCACGACGCCCGAGTCCGCGCAACGCATGACAGCGATCGTGAGAAGGATCATGACCCAGACCGAGGCCCAGTTGTGCCAGTAGTCGAAGACATGCTCCTTCAGCCACTTCATCCCTTCTTCACCTTGCCGTTCCCGTTGCTGTTCTTCCCGTTCTTGTGTGTCAGCATTCCCCGGATGAACGCGACATCGGCCGAGACCTTCCCGAGCGAGAGCGTGACCCATGCGCCCCACCCCACGGTTGCCGTTACACCAGCGGTCAGCAGGGATTCGACGACGGTCACGCTGGCTTCGCCTTTATCGACCAGCCACGGTAACATACCGCCGCAGGTGGATTAACGAAGGTCCACAATACGGGATTGCTCGCCCCCGCCGCTACGCTGGTCGCCATGCCGTTGCCGCCGAGCGTGGCGTCCTGCACGTAGTACTGTTTCGTCTGTCCCGCGCCCGGCGTTCCGACCGTCCCGACCGCTGGGACATAGACACCGGGAGAATCCACGATGAGATCGAGGGCCGCCCCCGGCACGGTCAGGTTTATTTCGTCCGCAGTGAAGTCTTCAGTGTGATCCTCGCCGCGAATCGGCACACCTGTAACATCAACGTTATCGAGCGCCATGTAGCCACCCCATACATGCATGACTGCGAAAGGCCCGTTTTTCTCGCCGTTGACCACCCAGAGTTCATCCGTTGCTCCCGTCTCCAGAGGATTGATCAGGTAGTAGATGTTGTTGTGACTTTGAGTGAAGCTGTAGTTCGTGAGGTACACCGGAGCCCCGCCATTCCTGACCCTGTAGAACGCCACGGGATATCCCGCGCTGACGGTGTAGGCCGTGACGACCAGTAGTTCAGTCCCGGCTGGTACAACGAGATCGCAGACCTTCGTGAACTCGACGCCATCGCTCGTAATCTTGTTGAAGCTCGTGGGGGTGCCGAGGATCGTTGGCGTCACTGGAGGCGGTAAGCTTGCCGCGCCTCCTTGCTGGAATAGCCCGACCCTGCTCTTCCCGATGAACGGCATTCGACTTATGCCTTGTCCTTGTAGGCTTCGATTACGCAGGACACGTCATCGCCGGTGCTGGAATGCACCATGATGTCCTTGCCCTCAGCGGCGGCATGGAGCCCCCTCGTGAGGTCGCCGACGGCGATCCCGCCGTTCGCGGGATAGGCCCCGTTCGGCCAGATCACGTTGCCATCACCATCCACGATCTGCACGATCGCCGCCGCCGCGCACGCGATGAAGACCGACTTGAGCGAGAGCTTGTAACCGGCTTCTCCCGCTATTACCGTTTTCGCCGTTGTCGCGTCAACGTCCTCGACTCGCCCCGCCACGTTCGCCAGTTGTCCCATTTCATGCCTCCTAGCAGACCGCATCCTCTGGCGGCAGTGTCGCCAGCAGGAGTTCGGTTTCGCTGGTATCAAGATTCCGGTGCACTTCGATCACTTCCATTGGGTACTGGGTCAGGCCCTGCCGGGCGTTCGTTACCGGATGCTGGTCACCAATCGCAACCATCTTCAGTTCAACGCCTCCCGCGACAGGGATGAGCCGCTTTCTCATCGCGGCCCTCTTTAGATACAGGCTACCATAGAAAGCCGCGCTCTGGCGGTTCGACGCCACAACCGGGCCGGTATTCGGGAATTGTATGTCGCGAATCACCTTGTTTTTCCGCTGTGACCGGACATCATCGAGGCTCACGTACTGGCTCCCATAGCCTACGCTGACCCGGTTGTTGAAACTGCTGGCGTCGTATCCAGCGGTCCCCCATTCCCGGATATTCCCGTCTCGGATCGTGAACCTGAGCCCGGCGAGATTCCCCCGGTATGCCCGGAACGGCTTCGCCACGATCCTATTGCCGACGACATAGACGGCGATGCTGGCGAGGTCGCCGATCTGTTGGAGAGCCTGAAGTGCGGTGGTGTTGCCGCCCTGCGCGAACGCGACGTTGACCGTAGCCCCGGCCTGCGACGACGGCCCCCCCGCCAGTGCAAAGCTGTTCGTATCGATATACTGCACCGCGACAACCTGCCGGGCGATACTGAGCATGGCTGACGCCGGGTTAAGTCCGGTGCCGGTGTAGGCGATGAGCGATTCAGCGGGGCCCTTAAGCACGTTCTCGGTTATGAATGTCGCCGTGCGCTCGGTGTCGTTGATGTTGATATTCCGGGTCAGGCCCTCGTACACGAGGACTGAATCGACGTAGATTAGGAGCGGCGCGTTGTACCAGTTCATGCCCTTGAGCATGAGCGCAAGTCCGGTGCCGCTGTAGCATTCGAGGTTCATTTCGCTCGTCATGAACGTGGCCCTGACCAGCAGAACGTCCTTCACCTGCTCGACACTGGCCCATGAGTTCACGTATTTGCTGATGTCGATTCCCGCGAACACGGCCTGCCGGACGATCGTGCTCATGCCGATTCCCTGAAGGTGATCGACCGCAGGGGTGTCGGCAGGGTATCACCGGAGTAGAACGCCCCGTCGATCTCGGTCACGAGGGGTTCGTTCGACCTCACGAGCCTGACCGGTATCCATGTGCCGCCGTCGTCGAAGCTGATCTGGCATTCGTTCGTCTCGGCGGTGAAGAGATCGATCAGGTCCAGTACCTGCGATGCTGGCATGTTGGTATCGCCGTCCCACGAAAGCACATACTCCAGCTTCGTTGCCAGAGCGTCGGAGTAGAGGGTCTTCCCGAAGGTATCGCCCTCGGCCAGCTTCAGGACCCGTGGTGTCTTTTCGATGTGATCGGGGTTCCTGTACGCCGTCGGGGTATCGCCCTCGTTCTTGCCGAAGTCCAGCAGGACCCACGTTGTGACGCCGGGACCATACCAGTACCGGAAGGCTCCAGCATCAAGCCCGTCGTTACCGATCCGTTTCGCCGGGGAATCCTCAAGGTAGCCCAGTTCGACCGTCTGGAGTCGGAGGTCGGGGACATCGGCGTCCCTGAACAGTGGGTTCTTTTGTGTGGGCGTAACCGTAAGGGCATTCGTCTGCTCGATGTCGGAGTAGGGGACGGCATCGTATCCGAGCAGGTCGTAGGCACCATTCCCCGACAGCACGACATTGGTCAGCAATGGACTCGCAGGCGCGGTGACGAAGACCCCGTATGGACTGGCGTATGCGGTGCAATTCCTGATCGTGGCGTTCGCGGTGACGTAGGCGAATCCCGCCCCACAGCCATAAGCCTCGCAGTATTCGAGGATGATGTCACTGTAGGTGGCGATGACGCCGGACCCGCTGACATTGAATAGGCAGTTCGATACTCGCGCCGAGCCGTAGAGCGCGGCGGCAACGTTCCCGAGTTCGGTGAAGGTGCAATAACAAAGCGTGACCGGCTTCGCCAGCCCAGACAGCACCCTGATCCCGCTGAAGGTGTTCACGCGACCGCTGAGAATGATCCCGCATATCGTCACCGGGCGAGGGGCGGCGATGACCTCGATCAGCGGGGCTGATGGTCCCATTTCGACGTAGTCCTGCGGTGCCGGGCTCGACATCTGGAGCGCGGCGTTCACGGTATCCCCGACCGAGTTCACGATCTGCGGGTCGGCATTGATGACGTAGAGGGTTCCAGTTGTCGCCGTCGCGGATTCATATACGAACACCGTGAGCGTTACGGTTCCTGAGTACGTCCCGCCCACCGATCCCGTACCCGAGCCCTTTTCGATCGAATTGCTGATCCGTACGAAATTACTCCCGTTACCCCCCGCGAAATACCAGCCCCACAATCCCGCATTCACGGCGACGCTGTTCGAGATTAGCAAATCTGAGCAGGGCGTGTTCGCGAAGCTTCCGTACCAGCCATACCGGGATGGATTGATGACCGCGCATCCGGAGTGGTTGATCCCGTTGTGCGTGGAAGCGTTCACGAATCCATCGGTCGTGTTCTGGATCGTGAAGTTCTGCACAACCGTTGGGGCGCTGGAAGTCAGTTCGTCCTGATAGAGGCCAGCCCCGACGCCCTCGGCGTAGTTGTCTGTGACGTATACTCCGCTCTGGCGGACCTGCTGTAGTCCGATCCCGGTCGTGGGAGGCGCGTATCCAGCCACCAGCGTTCCGAGATTGTATGTCAAGTTCTTGAGGAAATAATTGCGCCGGATGAGACTGTTGCCCGTCGCCGCCAGCGTCGATGCGATCCGGACGGCGTACTGGCCCCCGCAGTTCTCGAAGGTATTGCCGTCGATGTCGATGCAGATGGCTGGAGTTCCCCCGGCTGACAGTGTGAGCAGGATATTCGCCTCGGAGTTACCGCTTCCCACTTGCCGTCCGAAGGTCCCGCACTGGGAGAAGTGGCAGTTCCGGACCGTGAAGGCGCTTGGCGTCACGGCCACAGTGAACACCCATTCGATGCACTGGTACGTATTGCGGAGGAAAAGGCAGTTCACGAATTCCGACAGCCCCCCTGTCGTGTGATAGAAGGTCCTCGTGTAGCCGATGAAGGTGCAATCCCATGCCGAAACGTAGGTCCCGGCCCCCACCATAGCGAAGCCCGTGACAGTCGATGCACCGGAAAAGATGACACCGTAAAGGGAGGTTGAGCCGTTGATGGTATGAGCACCAACGACTCGCGGCATTTCGCCGTCCTTCGCCTGTAACGTGCGGTTGCCGGGGAAGACCAAGTTCTCGATGTAGGTGCCGGAGTCATCGATCCGGACAGTATCGCCAGCGATCGACGCCGCCTGCGCCGCCGTGATCGTGAGGTAGGGCCGGGCCTGATTGCCCTTGAGCCCCGTGGCGTCGCTCCCGAGCTTGCTCACGAACAGGAACGTCCCCGGAAACGCCCCTACGCTGGATATCGACCTGCCCGTCCTCCGGGCTCCATAGGTACCGGCCAGTGTCCCGTATCTCTGGCTAATCGTGGGGGCGGCACCGTCATTGGCATAGATACCACCGTCCGTATCCGGCCCCGCATATGACACCGGAACCCCGCCGAACACGTTGACGAGGCGTTCCGAGTAAGTCCCGCTATCGAGTCCCACGACGTAGGAGCAGGTGCCGCCGTTCATGGCGTTGACTCCGGCCCTGTATGTCAGCCACGGCGCGGCTCTTGTTCCGGCACTGCCGTCATTCCCGAGCTTCGATATGAACCGGCTGTTCGTGTTCGTGAACAGTGGATACGCCACGGAATTGTAGCCGCTCGTCGCCACGCCGTAGTAGGTGATGCTCCCGACCCCGCCGTTCACGTAAACCGTCCTGTCCTTGACGACCATTCCCGTTACGGTCGTAGAGCGGCCCGGATTCCATGTTTGGAGCGTCCCCGCCACGCTGATCGCGGCCATGTAGTTCCTGACTGTTGCCGAGACTTGAGTGAATGTGCCAGCGATGATGACGTTATCCAAGTACCGGGCGAGAGTCGTGACCGGCGCATTGATGACGACGCTGAAGGCCATGACCTCGCCGTCGTCCCTCAGTTGAGCAAGGTAGGTCCGGCCCGTTGGCGTGACGCCAATGCTCGTGAAGGCCCCGCATACCCATGTCGTGATGCCCTCGATCGCAACATCGTAGGCGTTGGCGTTGGGAGCGGGATTCCATGTATCGAGAGCGTAGACGCCAGCCGTGACCGTATACCGGGCAAGCGTGTTCCGGGGCGTGCCACTGATCGCCGTGAACCCACCGACGAAGTAGACCTTCGCTTGCGCAGTGTCGCACCTGATGTTCTTGATTCCGCCGGGGTTCGGGTTCGGGTTGAATGTCGTCGCGGTTCCGGCACCCGTCAGCGTGACCTCGGCAACGTTGACCCTCGCAATCCCATTCACCGTGGACAGGAGCCCGGATATGAACAGCGTGCCGACAACGGGATTGTAGACGATCAGGTTCAAGTCAGCGGCGGTGTTGGGTTGGGGATTCCATGTCGTATCGAGGTTTCCGTTCGCGTCCATCCTGAAGAGCCCCGAGATCGGCCTTCCCGCAAGACTCGTGCTCGTCGTCGGCGTACCGCCGGGCACGAGCGTCGTCCTGTCGGTCCACTGCACGGCGTCGAACTTACCGCCGACGTAGAGGTAGGTGCCGTCGGTCGCCAGCGCCTTGATCCTCGCGCCACCACCAGCAAGCGTGGCCGTCACGGCAACGTCCGCGAGGGTGCCGTCGATATACCTGACTGCCGCGAGATTCGCCCTTGCCGTCCCGCCGATCGTTGAGTAATCCCCGGCTATGAATAGGAGTCCCCCGAGAAAGCAAAGGTTTGAGTTACCGTCAGTGCAGGCCCCGTTCGTCTGGAGTTCCCTTGGCCACCAGCCGCGCTTGTATGGTTCGGCGTGGGCTCCGGGGAAGTTTAGTTGCGCTGTCGGGTAGGTCCGCTCGGGCCGGTACCTGACAAGGACTGGCGGACGATCTCCCATCAGGCAGGGACCTTGATGCCCTTACGCTCACTCATACGCTGGCTGACCTTCGCCAACTGCATCTGGAGCGACTGCTGGAACCGTCCGCTCCTGACATCACTCGCATTCCTGACGCCGGGGAAGTTAAGATTCCAGTCCCCCGATATTACAGTCTCCCCGAACGTGTTCGACTTGTTGAGCGGGATTACGGCTTCCGGGCCATCCTCACCGATCAGGGCGTTCGTAGGTGCGGTCACGATCCCGCCAGCGGCCAGCTTGAGTCGGGAGGCTGACGCCTTCAGCACGCCACCAGCGCCACTGATGAACGCGCCAGCGGCGAAGAGCCCCGGCGCGGCAGGGGCCTCCACGATCGAGATCAGGGCCGCAACGCCCTTCGCGAAGTACTTCGTCCCTTCCGCGATCAGGCTTTCACCCAGCGCGGATATTGCGTACTTCGCCATTGCCTCACCCATGATCTTGAAGGCCCCGACCACCGTAAGCCCTCCCTCGAATATCTTGTTGACCATGAGTTCGGTTGCGCCCGAGATCGTCGTCGAAAGGCCCGTTGCCATCGACTGGATAGCCTCGAATATGGACTGTGCGCGGGCTTTCGTGTCCTCTTCCGCGATCCTGACCCGGTCCTTGAAATGCTCTACGGTTTCGTTCGCACGCCGAGTCATGACGGTCTGGGCTGTCTTCAGTCGGGTGCCGAGGATGGTGAAGAGCGTCATGTTTCGAGCCATCAATCGGCTGACCATCGTGGCTTCGCTCTCGATCAGGTGCTTATTCGCGGCGGTTTCCACTTCCCGTGCCTTGACCCGCTTCTTGGCATTCCGTTCTGCGTTCGCTCCCCGGACCTCATCCGCCTTCGCCCATATCGTGTTCAGCATGTCAGCCGCTTCGGAGTTCTGTTCCTCTTCCGACTTCCGGAACTTCGTTGTCGCTTCCGCGCTCCGTTCCCGCCACTTGTCGAGTGCGGCACTGGGCCCCTTCGTGAAGATATCGGTTGCGACGTAAGCGAGTGCCCTGATCTGCTCAATCAGCCACCGGGCGCTGTTGAACACGGTGAAGAACGAGGACTGGATGAGAACGCCCCACGACTGGGTTGCCTTCGCGATCCATGTGAGCGCATTCGCGAACTTCGCTCCCCAATCGAGTAGCCACTTCGCGGCAGGGGCCAGCCCCTCCCCGATCGACTTCGCGCCGTCCTCCCATGCATGTTTCGCCTTGTCCATCGATGTCGCGACGTTGTCTTCCGATCGCGCCAGATTCGTGAACCGAGCATCGAGCAGGTCGAACAATTCCTGCCCCGACCTGACTTCATCTTTCGTCATGCCGAGCGTTCGGGCCAGCATCGACAGTCCGCGCTCGTTCCCCTGATACGCGAGGGTCAGGGTAGTGGCGGCGTCGCCCAAGTCCATATTCGCGGCGACCGACAGATTCATGGCCCGTTCCAGTATCTGGAGCGAAGCGGCGTAGTCGTTGGTCCGAAGCATGATCTTGTCGAGCGCACCCAGCGCCTCATCGTCGGAGAAGCGGGTCGTCTCCTTGATCCGCTCAAGGTACGCCTTGAGTTCGCCCTCTACCGACTTCCAGCTTAGCCCTGACGCCTCCACCTTCCGGGAGAAGGAGTCGATGGCCCTCTCGTACTTCGCGAACTCTCCGACGGCCTCCTTTACGAACCCGGCGATCGCGGCAAGGCTAAAGACCCGCGTCATGGTCTTCCCCAGTTCCTCGAACTGGCTCTTCGTCTTGTCGGAGAAGCCCTTGAGCGTTTCCTGTGCCTTGTTGAGGTCGTCCCGGAGGCCCTTGACCTCGGCCAGTAACTCGATAACTACCTGATCGTCAGCCACTTGCTGGCCTCTGGCTCTCAAGGAACTTCATCGTGGCCGTCCTGATCCTGATTCTCCGCGCAGACCGTGGATCGCCAAGCATGGCCGCAACCTGCGCCATCGCTTCGGCATTGTCAGCCGGATCGACCTTTACGCGCTTTGGCTCCAGTGCTTCCATCAAGTCCTCGACGAACTCTTTCGGCTTCGCGTGATGGAATGCCACGACCATATCCCGGAGCCATTCCAGTCGCTCGCGCTCGACCTGTTGCGCCCACCAGCCAAGCTGGCGCGGCGTGAGGTCAAGGCACTGTTCGACGCTCCAGCCATACCGGGCCACCACCTTCGCGACATTGGCGTCGAGGGGGTTTACGCCCCCCCTGTCGGCCCCGCCGCTTTTGGGACCAAGTCCCCGAAGTTAAGGTTGTTGACGGCAAGGATGCTCTTCAGGAGCCCGATGGTCTGGCGCGGGGTCGCATCCATGACCATGTCAGGCGTGGCATCGGAGCCCAGTGCGATTATCTCCTTGACCGGTCCCGGCAGGACCTGTACGAGTTCGGAGACGCCCTCAAGCACCTTCGCGGCATCCCCGCTCTGTATCTTGACGAGCAGGTCGGCATGTCCCGCAACCTGCTTCAGGATGTCAGCCACCTTCAGCAGGGAACGGGTGGAGAGTTCGCGCACTGTCACCGTGGCCCCGTTGTACTGGACCTCATCGGTACGCGGCAGTATCTCGGGCTCCATGAAGAACTCCTGTCTCGCCCTTTAGGCGGTCTGGAAATCCGTTATCTTCGCTGTGATCGCGACGCCGTTCTGGCCCTTGATGCTGGACTCCAGAACCGCGACGTAGTCCGTTGCCGCCGTCAGCGGCGTCGCCGGAACCGCCGTGATCGTTGTCGCGGCACCAGCGTTCGCCAGCGTGACCGCACAGGGACGCTCAACAGCGGTCCCGAGCGGGTCCTCTATCAGGTGGACGCTGTTCACGTTGACGGTTCCCGGATCGAGATTCTTCGACGCCGTCCATATGACGCTCGTATCGACATCGACGGCGGGGGCCCCATCAACGGGGACAACCGTGAAGGTCGGGGCCGCAGGGTCCGTGACGATCGTGTCGTCGCCGAACGTGAGCAGGTACGAGCCGTCAGCGCCGGAAGCCTCGTCGATCTGGACCGAGAACTTGCAGGCGTAGACGTTATAGGTGTCGCCGGAGAACACCAGCGAGAAGTCGCCCACCGGCACGACCCGGTTCGCCTTGATGTTGAATCCCGGCGTGTTGGCGCTCTGGAACGGCACCATGAGCAGTACTTCGGCGGCAAGGAGCGTCCCCCCCATCTTCCCGAACGTCAGTTTCGAGAAGCCACCGTTCGTGACCTTTGTCGCGCCCGGCAGGGCCTTCACCAGCGCGTCCATATTGGACTCGATGAGGTTGAAGGTGACATCGACGGTCTGGCCGTTCAGCCACTTCTGGACGGATGCCGCCTTGCCATACTTTCCCGCGAAGGCCTCGACGAACTGGCCCTTGACCTCAAGTGTTATGCCCTTCTCGTCGGTGTGGCCGAGGTCAGTACCCCCGACGGTTATCTGGGCGGGGCCTATCAGTCGAACCTTAGTGATGTCCTGAGACATGGTGTAGCCTCCTTAAGTTATCAGACCGACCCGAGAGTCCCGAGCCTTCCAGTCGGCCCCGCGAAAGCCTCGAACTCGAAGTTCATGAGCGCGAACTGCTCAAGACTCGTAACAATCTGCATTCGAGACGAAACCACTGACTCCAATACAAGTGTAGTCTTTTTCCCGTCGTATGTCCCTGACAGGACCATGAAGAAGTGCGGGGCGATTCCCTTGTAGAGGCTCGTGATCTCCAGACCCGTTCCGGATTGCTCGTAAAGGCAGGAGATTCGCACGACCTTCTCACCATCCCCGGCGGCGAAGGTGTAGATGTTCCCGGCCAGTTTATACTGCCCGGCGGCGGGATTCCCGGCGGTAATCCGGGCCAGCCGCAACCCCGTCGCGGCGTAGATCGCCCCGAGGTCCCGGTTGTAGGTGCCAGCATTCGGGGGCACCACCGTGATCGTGCCCCCACCGGACGGGATCGTGTAGTCGGCGCTGTGCAGTGCCCTAGCCGTTGCGGTCGGATTCTGGCCGAGCATGACCCGCGACATCGTTGCCCCGTCGAAGACGCCGATCTGGGCCGTGCCCTTGAATGCCAGCCCCGAGATCGCCTTACCCATCGACACCTGAAACTGGCTACTCAGGTTCACAACCGTTGCCGTCGCTTCGATGCTCACGCCCTTGAGATTCCCGACCTTGATCGGCGTGGGATCAGTGGGAGTGCCCTGCCCCCCCATGACGACCGGCTCAATGTAGAGTTCGCCCGAGTCGAACCAGAATGCGCCGGGTGTCGTATCGAAGCTGGCTGATGTCAGGATTTCGACGGGCATGACCACGACCGAGATCGGTCCCAATGTTCCTTCAGCGATAAGGGTATGGCCCGATATCCAGCAGTGCGAGACAAGCCCGCCGAGGTCCTGAACGCCCGTCACCGGGTCGGATGCCAGCGCCTTCTCGATCTCGTCCATGATGGGGTTGAAGATCGTTGAGGGCACGATCTCTGGTTGCTGGCCCCGGCCCGTGTAGATGATAAGGTCGGCACTCAGGTAGAGGGCGCGGGGCCGTCCCTTCTCGGTAACGGTGCGTTCTCCCGTCTCGACGATGTAGACGACGGGCATTTGTATCTCGTCCATATCGGCCCAGTTCTTCCAGACCCGCGACACGGCCTTGACCTGCACCGGCACGAGCGCGTCGTGGAGCTTTGCCGTCAGCGCCTCAAAGATGGGCTCGCGAATGTTAAGCGGCGGCATGCTTGTTCACAAACTTAATTGAGCCTACGATCGTGTTCCGGAAGTCATCCTGCTTCTCGTGGAGCGCCGTCCTCATGAACGACCGTTCGGGGTAGTTGGCGACATAAGACCGGACGCTGACCATTTGCGGCGTGATCGGCCTTCCCCATGCCTGTACCATCATCCGCGTATGGGCCGGTACCGTGATCGCGCCACCGAACTCATGCGTGACACCGTAAGGGGCTTCCTTGCCCGTCATGACGCGCCCGACGATCCTTGTCCCTGTCTGGACCTCCATTTGCCACTGAATGGAGTCAGACAGCTTCGACGTGCGGCGATTCAGGACCTGCCCGGAAAGCTTCTGGACCTTGATATATTCCTGAAGGCGCACGAGAAACCGGGGCATCCTGCGTGCGACCGCGGCCTCGATCTCGGGGCTCATCTTGCTGAGCGCGGCCCTGACTTGGCTGTCATGCACCTCGACACGGAGAAGGGATACCATCAGACGGGAGCGGCCTTACGGTGCCGTTCCAGCTTTCCCTTCACGACCGGCAGTAATTCGTCGATGATGTAGCTCACGGTCTGGCCCGGACCCAACATCTTCGACTGCTCGCCGATCCTCTCCCGCATCCGGTACTCGTGACCGACCTGATGTAGCGCCGCCAGCTTGAAGTCGTCGGGCATGGTCCCGGCGGTGTAGCCAGCGGTGTAGCCGACCTGCACATTCTGGAATGCCCGTGTGAAGACGCTGTCGCCCATGAGGTAGATTGTCTTCTCGTCGAACATGAACCCAATGCCCGTGGACGACAATGTCGGGGCGATGACGCCCTCGTCGATCTTGAGCGAGGACACGGCAGTAACGGGGTACTGGGGAAGCTTCATCCTCCGCTGGCCCGTACCGTTAAGCCTGATGTCGTAGGTGGCCTGAAAGATGTCACGACTCAGGAAGGTCAGTATGGCGGCTGTAACGGAGTCATTGATGACCCCCAGAAGCGTGTCGTCTGTCGCGACAGTGATTCTCAGCCACGACTTGACTTCGCTTAAACTCGCGAATACTTCACCCATGATTACCGGCTCCCCGCCGAGGCTTGAGAGGTCCGAAAGCGATCCGCTCAGGGCCTCAGCCACGGACTATTTCTCGGGCGGTGGCGTAGGCCCCTGCGGTGCATCCGGCGCGTTCCCCGTGACATCACTGGGCGGCGCATCCGGCGGGGCGGCAGGTGTCGCGTCAGGCACATCCTTGCCGGAGCCCTTCTTCTGAGCGGGGGCTACCGGGGCCGGGATGCTTGTGATCGGCTCAAGCCTGAACTTGTCGCTGATCTCGTTCACCACGGCAGGCGGGAGATCGAAGACACCTTCCTTGTTCGCCGAATACTGCTGCTTCGCGACCGATATGCCGCTGACCCTATCCTTGCCGGAAAAGACCTTGCACTTCATCCTGAACTCCTTTCGCGGGTTCGGGGGCCGGGATTGCTCCCGGCCCCCACCCATTTACCGGTTGTGGCGGAGGATCAACCGTTCGCTATGTTGTAGCGAATCCCGAACGCCGGGGGGAACTCCATCGCCAAGACCTCACTCGCGTAGACGCCCTTCTGGCGCTTCCGGCTGATGAGGGGCCAGTCGATCTGGTAGTAGTCCCGACGGTACCTGATGTGCATCGGATTCGAGACGTTGGAAAGCGGGTAAGGAAGCTTCTCGCAGAGGTACACCATCGTGCCCGGTGCGACGTTGGGGTGAAGCATGACCTTCACCAACTGTCCCCCGTCCATCGTGTACTTGTTGAGGTAGTTCCCGACCACGGTGCCAGCCGCGACCGTCAGGTTCGACACCGCAGGCGTGCCGCTGACGTTGTCCAGTACGAACCTGAACAACGGCGCTGATCCACCCGCTATGCACTTCGTGCTGATGTTCGCGAGTTCCTGCGCGTTGACCAGCATATGGGTCGGACCCAAGCGGTAATTGTCCCAGAACCACTTCAGATCGACCTCGATCTCCACTATCCCGCCAGCGTCGTTCGACGTGAGCGGGGTCCCGGTGCCGGGCGTGCCAGTCGCGTTGTTCACGACGTACGCCCCGGAGGTACCAGCCGGAGGATTGAACTGCCCCGCCCCGCAGATGAGCGACAGTATCCCGTCGAACAGGAGATCATTCGTGGAGTAGTCGTCGTCACCGACCAAGTCAGCAGTCTGGGTCCCCGTTCCTGCGAGCGTGGTCACCTTCACCGAATTGACGTTCGTGATCGCGCCAAGGGTCAGGCTCGCCGCACCGGTCGTCCCGCCCCAGTACCACGCATAGCCCATCGCGCCCGGTATCGGGGTCGTGTAGGCCGTTACGCAGTGGGTATCAGTCGCGTCGTCGGCGGTCGAGACGGTGCCCTCATCGGACATTTCACCCGAGAACCCACCGAAGGTGTCGGTCGAGCCATCTACGTTCGTCCGGGTGACTTCGCCCAGTACGCCGTTCACGACCGATCCCGTCCTGACGCCATCGTGGGTCAGGGGCAG